CATGGACAGGAATAATATCGGAAACAGCAGAGAGGAAGGCGACAACTGCTGTCACTGTTCAGGTGGCTGGTATGTATCGCTGGCGGGTGTGTTCAGCGGCTACGCCAGTAATATATGTTGACCCGACTATATCAGTAGTACAGGCATAGTATGGCCGTAAAACCAATCCCGGGTACAGGTCCATTCCTTGAGAATGCGACTGCTGCGGAATACCCAATACCCGGGACTGGTGCTATTGAAGCAGCCTCAACGGGTGGTGGTGGAACTTCAGTAACTGCCACGACAGGCGCCTTATCTCTCGCCGGCATCGCAGCGACTATCAATGCTGCAACAAACGTCACTGCGACTACTGGTGCATTATCGTTAGCTCCAGTCAGCGCGACGATCACCGCACTTGTACGAACTACTGTAACGGCAACAACTGGAGCGTTAAGCCTTGCTCCGGTAAATGCGACAGTCATTGCAGAAACAGAGACCAGGGTAACTGCGACCACTGGCGCGCTCACGCTTGCGCCTGTCGATGCAACTATCACGGCGCTGGTAGGCACCACAGTAACAGCAACCACTGGCGCGTTAGCGTTAGCTCCAGTAAACGCAACGGTCAATGCTGCGACAACAGTAACTGCTACAACTGGTGCGCTGACATTGGCGCCAGTTGATGCGTTCATAACGCTGGGCAACAACGTAACGGTACAAGCAACCACGGGAGCGCTATCACTGGCGCCTGTTGCCGCTACGATCAATGCAGAAACGGCTGTCACTGCGACCACAGGCGCCCTGAGCCTTGCCCCGGTAAATGCTACGGTCAATGCGTCCAAGGATATTACCGCGACGACTGCGGCATTAACCCTGGCGCCCGTTAACGCCACGGTTACTGCGTCCACCACGACAACAGTAGTCACGACGACTGCCGGGTTGACGCTTACGGTATATGCCTCCAGCATTTCCGCTGTATCTGCAGAATCAGAATCCGGCGGATCTACCGGCTGGAGTGACCTGACTGAATATGACTATGCGGCAATTCACCGGCATATGCTCGGCTATCAAGGCATTCAGCGTGAGCGCCAGGTAGATATCGTTCCGGAAACCGAGGCCGAGGTTATTGCCGAGGAAGCCCGGGAGCAGGTGGCCGAGGAATGGATGGCCGAGGAAATCCCGCCGCCGCGGCGTTTGGCTCGGCTGGCGCAACGGCTGGAGGCTATCGAGAGCAGCCTCGAGGCGCAGGAACTTGCCAAGCGGCTGGAAACCGAAAGACAGATTGCACGCAAGATCCGCGAGGAAGAAGTTGCTATCGCAATGATAGTTATGGCGGTAGCATAAGCACATCGTGATAGCAATTAACTATCGCGCAGTAGGAGCCAGGAATGACTGAAGCAGCACTAGAGCAGGCCGAGACATTCGATGAGGATGTCGCCACCCAGCAGGCGGAAGCGGCAGCCGCCACACCGGAACAGCCCGAAGGGCAAGAGTCCGCCAGTGAAACACCCGCCCCTGATACGGAAGGCGCTGCAGGCCATCGGTCGGCAGAAAGACGTATTGCACAGCTTACCGCCAAGTACCGGCAGGAACAGCGCGAGAAACAGGAACTGGTCGAGCGACTGGAACGGCTGGAAAGCCGGATCGGTCCGGAGCCGGGGCCAACCCGCCCGCAGCCTGACGACTACGAAACCACCGAGGAATACGAGGACGCATTGTTCCAGTGGAACGATGACCGCCGCGAACACGCAAAGAAACAGGAAGCCAGGAAGAAACCGGAAGCCCCGGCCATCCCGGAACCGATCAAGGAAAAACTGCCTGAGTTTGACAAACAAGTGAAGGCACTGACCGCGATCAACCAGGATGCAACCGCTCTGATCTTCTCCGACGACTGGCCCTGCACGGACGAAATGATGGAGATCATTGTATCGTCTGACCGTGGCGCTGAACTGGCGTACAAACTCGCACAGAATCCTGCCGAAGCCGATCGGATTGCACATCTGACTCCGCTGCAGCAGGCCCGGGAGCTGACAAGAATCGAAGCGGGCTTGCCCGCATCCCAATTACCTGCGACGAGCAAGGCACCCCCGCCGATCACTCCAGTAAAGGCACGCGGATCTTCCGAGGTAGACCCGGAGAAGATGAGCTATGCCGACTGGAAAAAGCATCGCGAGGAACAGCTTGCAAAGCGCAACAGCTAACCCTGGAGTAAAAAATGGCTAATACAGTCCTGACCCCTACCGTTGTCACACGGGAAGTCGGTCGCATCCTGCACAACAATCTGACGTTTTGCCGGACGATCAACCGCCAGTATGACGACAGCCACAAAATGACCGGCCAGCGCGACGGCGGCTCTATCAAGCTGCGCACCCCGGCCAAGTACACCACCACTACTGGCGCCGCAATCTCCATCCAGGATCACACCGATACCAGTGTGACCCTGACCCGTGGCACCCAGCGTCACGTCGATGTCAATTTCACCACCGAGGAACTGACACAGGATCTGGACGACTTTTCCACCCGCGTCCTGGAGCCTGCCATTTCCACCCTGGCCTCTGTCATCGACTACGACGCCATGAGCATGTACCAGCAAATCTACAACCATGTCGGCACCCCGGGCACTACGCCGGCGACCGCTGGCGTGCTGCTGGATGCGCACAAGTACATGAACTACTTTGCCGCCCCGGTAACGCCGCGCTACTGCTGCGTGAATCCGGATGCCAATGCGGCGCTGGTTGACGGCCTGAAAGGGCTGTTCAATGCCCCGAACCAGATCGCGGACCAGTACAAGTCCGGCCTGATGGGCAGCAACACGCTGGGCTTCAAGGAGTTCAGCATGTCGCAGTCGGTGCGCACCCATACCACGGGCTCCGGCGCGGCAACCTCCATCCTCGTTGACGAACCATCCGCTACCTTGCTGGTTGAGGGCATGCAGACCGTTGATATGGACGGCGGTTCAGCTTCCGAGACCCTGGCGGTTGGCGATGTGTTCACTTTTGCCAACGTGTACTCAGTCAATCCGGAAACCAAGCAGTCCACCGGACAGCTGCAGCAGTGTGTTATCACTGCAGTAGCAACCGCTTCGACTGGTCAGTGGACAGCAGTGGCCTTCTCGCCGGCGCTGTACACCAGCACCAGTGGCGGCCTGCAGAATGTTGATGCACTCCCGGTCAACAACGCAGCTGTTACCGTTGTCGGCTCGGCATCTACTCAGTATCCGCAGAACATCGCGTATCACCCGGATGCCTTCGTGCTGGCCACGGCGGACCTGGAAATGCCGAAGGGCGTACACTTCGCGGCTCGCGAGGTCATGGACAACATTTCTGTCCGTGCCGTGCGTCAGTATCGCATCGCGACCGACGACATTCCCTGCCGTTTCGACGTGCTGTACGGGTATGTCGCCTGGCGTCCGGAGTTGGCTTGCCGGATCTCGGGATAACGCTATGAGTAACATACTCACAAGCAATATCTCGCAGATGGGTATCGTGTCCGTGGTGTATGACGCAGCCAACCAGCTGGCCAACGACACGGACGAGGATACCGTTACCGTTTCCGGCCTCCAGGTAGGCGATTACGTCGCCCTGGCACAGCCGGCGCACACCGACGGTATTGGTATCTGCGACTGCCGGGTAACGGCGGCCGATACCCTGTCCATCACCTGGACCAACCCCACAGCTGCGGCAGTGAACCGGGCATCCGCCACGTTCCTGCTGTTTTGGGCGCGGCCCGACGCAACCCGCACGGCGGTAACGCCGTAATCCGAACGGGGGGAGCAATCCCCCCGCTCTTTACAGGAGAGAACATGATACGACCGCTTGGAAACCGCATCCTGATTGACCCGATCCGCAACAGCGACACCAGTGGCGGTGGCATCTATGTCGGGAAACCGCGAACCAGCTTTGCCCGGCAGGGTGCAACGAACGAGCAGGTATGCCAGGGGACCATCCTAGCGGTCGGACCCGGCAAGCGGAACAAGCAGGGGCGCGTCATTCCAGTGGCCGCGCAGCCCGGGCAAGTGGTCATGTTTTCCGATTCGTGTGGCCGTGAGGTAGAAATGGACGGCCGTAAACTGATTTTCATCCGTGAGGACGACATTGCCGGCTTCATGGAGCAACCCGCCGATACCGTGGAGGTAATGGTAAATGCCTGAGAACATTAACGACACGCCGGCCCGCCGGGAACAGGTCGAGGATTACAAGGCCGACCCGACGCGCCCGAGCGCCAAGCCCTACAGCAGCAAGCAGCTGGCTGGAATGGCCGAAGTCGCCAGTAAAATCTGGTTGTATCACCCGACCGAAAAGCCCCGGATCTTCCACAAGGATGAAGTGTCTGTCGCGGTTGCCGATGGCTGGTCGGATGTGCCGTTCAAACACCCGAACAACCCGAACCATGTGCACCCGAGCGCTGGTGTTACCTCGCCGGCAAAAGCCGCACCCGACAGCGACTTGGAGTTCCTGCGCAAGCAGGCCACGAACATGGGCATCAAGATTGATTCCCGCTGGGGCGAGAAGCGTCTGACGGAAGAAATCAACAAGAAGGCCAAGGCGGCGTAAGTGACAACCGCCACACAGATCATCACCACGGCACTCCGGCACCTTGGGAAACTGAGTGCCGGCGCCTCGCCGTCTGCGTCCGAACTGTCGGACGGCCTGAGTGATCTGAACGACCTGCTGGAGACCTGGGCCACCGAGCCCCTGATGCTGCATTACCAGAGCAATGAGAGCTTTACGCTCTCCGGTGCGCAGTCCTATACCATCGGTTCTGGCGGAACCTTTAACACCACCCGGCCGGTGCGCATCCTGAGCGCCTACGTGCGCGAGGGAACCACCGACTACCCGGTAAGGGTAATGACAGATCGCATGGAGTACGACCGGATCTGCCAGAAGGCAACCACGGGCCGGCCGGAAGTGCTGTACTACGAGCCAACCGACCCCCTGGGGACGGTGTTCGTCTATCCAGTGGGCGATTCCACCCACACGCTGTACCTGAACAACCAGGCGCAGCTGACGGCGTTTGCGGACGTGACCACGAGTTACGATCTGCCGCCGGGATACAAGAGTTGTCTGCAATACAACCTGGCGGTGGACATCGCCCCCGGGTACGAGACAGAACCGAGTGCCATTGTCGTCAGCCGGGCAATGACCACCAAGGCGAGTATTAAGCGGATGAACCGCCCATCGCCGGTAATGACCTACAGTGCTGCTATTCCAACCAGACAGACCTATGACATAGAGACTGGATAATGCCGGCGAAAGGCCAAATGGTCCGTATTTCAGCACTTGCAACGCTGAAGATCGAGGCTTTCGTTGGCGGCGTTATCACCGAGTCCTCCAGCTATTCCAAGAACGCCGTATTCGGCAACTATACCGGCGCCATCGACGGCCCTGACACACCCTACGTCACCCAGCGCCCGGGCATTAATATCTTCGAGGATGCGAGCGATACGGTCTCCGATGTCCGCGGCCGCGGGATTTACTACTGGGACCAGACCGGCAAGAAGTACATCGTTAACAATGACACTATCTACGACTCGTCATACGCCGGAACGACCGGGACAATCACTGCCGGGACCGAGCGCGTGTATATCTTCGATGTCGGGGATTATCTGGTGTTCCTGGACCCGGAAAACAACGAAGGCTGGTATATCACGGCAGCCGGCGGGATCGGATCACTCACGCAACTGACCAACGGCCTGCACGGCTTTCCGTCCACCTTCGTCCACGGCGGTGCCACGCTGAACGGCAAGCTGTACCTGATGGACTCGAATGCGGATATATGGGAATCCGATGTCGAAGATCCGACCACCTGGGGCGCCCTGAACTTCCGCGAGGCTGAAGT